CCCCTATTAACTCTTCATCTTTTACATATAATGCGCCACACTCATAAGCTAAATTAGAGTCGTCGTCTATGCATTCTGCTTGTACTTTAAACAATGTGTTTTTAGCCATTTGTTATAATATCTTTTATAGTTTGTAGTAATTGCTCATCTTCTGTTAACTCCTTAGATTGTAATTGCTCGAAACCTTGATACATTGCCTCAATACTGAAACCTTTGTAGTCTCCGCTTTTAACTTTCTCCCATTCTTCGTCGTTGTGTATCTTCATCATAATACACCATGCACCTTCAACTGCGTTAAGGTTGTACAAGTTGCTTTTATCGTGTTTAGTATCTTCTACTATCCAACTTTCAATGACCGTAGCCCCTTTGATTGGTCGCTCGTGTTCTACTGTTACATTGTTTGCGTTTAGATTACGCATATAAAGCTCCTGAGTCTTTGCAATAGTTTCTTTACTAAACCAAATGTTAAACTCTTTGCCTTTCTGCTTTCTGTAAATACGTTTCTCAGGCACTAAAGCCATGCCTACTACGATACGCCTTTCTTCATCTGCAACCTTTAACTCTACACCCTCAGAGCTTAACGCTACAAAGTTCTCTTCAATCGCTGGAGACTCTACCAAAGACACGGCAAAAACCCCATCTTCTTTCTCGTTTCTTATTGTTAATTCGATTTCTTGCATACTTAATTGACTTTTATTTATGTTTTTTGTTGTCAATTGGAATTATTTATATATATTTGAAGAAATTAATAACTAAAAATTAAATTATGAAGAATCTAAAAAAAGGATTATTTGAAGCAAATTACCCAATCAGTAAATTAACTCAATCTTTAGTTAATAGAGATATAGTTGTAAAGCACACTGAGAAGTTTGCTAAAAAACTAAAAGAGTTCGGTTGGTTATCTCCTGTTATTATAGATGAAAAAGGAAATATTATAGAGGGGCATCATAGGGTTCTAGCTGCTGAGCAACTGAATCTATCAAGCGTACCGGTTTATATTGTTGATTGGATAGATACAAGTGACTTGGATATGTCTCAAAAATACATTATCAGTTTAAATAACTCTAATAGAGCATGGGGCGCATTAGATTATTTAAAAAGCTTTTCTCGAAACAAAGACGCCTATAACTTTGTTTATGGTAAATATTTAAAGTCGAAAAATGTATTTTCAGTAGGTAACGTGTTGAATATCTACTTCAACTCTGGAACTAATCAATGTTTTAAAGATGGAAGAAGCGAAATAAAAAACTTAGATTTTAGCGAGTATTTAAACGATAATTTTCTTAGGCTAAAGTCTACTTACGGAGGTGCTAAATTTCAAGCGTTTACCATAAATAGAGTGTGTACGTTTGTACATCAAAAAGTAAAAAACAATAAACAAGAAATGAACTACTTATTTTTACAACTAGAGGAGTTAGCTAAACAAGATAGCCCGTTATTATCTTCTGTAGAAATGATTAGACCTTGGTTAAATACTCAGTTAAAAACATATAGAAGTATTCAAAAAAAATAACAAAGAACCTTTAAAATAGTTAGATAATCCCCTGAGTAAAAATAGGTAACTCAGGGGATTTGGAATTTTATAAACTCGCTGTCCTTACTCTATTTCTATCTAAGCTCTGCGCTGTTGATACTTCACCACTTACAACATAAGTTTTAATTGGTTCTTGTTCTTGACTTCCTAACGATTGCGCTAGTTGATTCTGTGGACTGTTTCCTACAATGTTAAAACTAGGCATTCTAGGAGCAGATGTTATAGAAGCACTTGCACCACCACCGCCACCACCTTGATATGTACTAGCTTTTATTTTTGCAATATTTACAGCTGTAGTCGCTCCAATAGCAGCAGCAGAAGCAACTTTTAAGATAGTTCCAAAAGGCTCAGGAATTGTACTTTGAGCTGTTAGCGCATTAATCACACCTTGAACTCCTGAGATTACAGCCATTGCGATTTGTAACTTCTTGTTACGTTCAAAAGATTTTTTCCTAATCTCTTCTTGCTTTGCTTCGTTACCTTCTGCGTTTTTTAATTCGCTCTGTGTCACTAATTCATTTAGAGACTGTAAAGACTCCAAAGAAGCCATAGCACTATCTAGTCCTGCCGAAGTGATAGCTTTCTTCTGCTCGGCAGCAGCTTTGTCTTTTTCTAATTGTTCATCCCTTACCCTGTCGTAGATTTCTTGCTCTGCTGCAAGTCTCGCTTCTAACTCTTCAAGTTCCGTTTGTTTTTTTAGTGCTTCAAATTCTTGTGCTACTTTTAATTCTTCATCGTCAATCGCTTTATACTTATTTGCTATCTCTTTTCTTTTTTGCCAAGCCTCCTCTTCCGCTAGAGCTATTAACTCTGTTTTTTCAGACTCGGTTAGCTCTGTATTTTTTAAAGTGTCAGCTCTGTAGCGTTCTAGTTTTAATACGTTTAATTCTTGCTCCTTTACTTCTGTATCTGCTTGAAGTTCTAAAACTTTATCCTCAATCTCCCTCTTAGTTTGTAGCCTCTTTTCATCGTATGCTTTTTTCTTTTCGGTATACGCTTTATAATTCGCTACGTCTTTTTCTCTGTTAGTGTTAACTGTCTCTTGGTATTTATTATCTTCTTCTTGCTTGTCCTGTAAGTAATCTCCATCTAGTAGACGTAACTCTTCGTATTTTTTTTCTATATCTTTTATTTCTTGAGCTGTGGACTCTGCAAGCTCTTTGTCATCGTGCTTTAGTGCAAGTTTTAATATTTTGGATTTTTCCTCTACCTGAAACTTAACCTCGCTTACTTGTGCTTTACGTATTAAGTTTTCTTCTTCTATCTGTCTAAGTCTCTCCTCGTGTAGAACCTTCTCACTAGCTCCATCTAGTTCTAACTGTCTAAGCCTTTGCTCTGAGCTTTTTCTAATCTTTGCAATAGTTTTATCTAGTAGATTGTTTTGTCGCTCAAGAGAATCGTTTAGTTTTTCGTTCATTTCTTCCACATCTGCAATCACATTTGTGTACTCTCTGTATGCATAAGCAAGTCCAGCAACCGCTGTTATCAATAAGAGAATAGGGTTACTATTCATAACCGCATTAAGAACCTCTGTAGCTACTGCACCAATCCCTTGAGCAATGGTTAACGCTTTTTGAGCTGCTGCCGTTTTCATTATTCCAGCAGTCAACGCTTTAAAGCTCGGTATAGCTTCTTTGATACCTTGCACACCCTGAGCGATAGCCATAGCAGACTGAACCTTCAATAGTTGCGCTTCGACTACTTCAGCTTCAACACCCATTGCGCCCATTGCACCCGCTCCTAACTCAAAGCCAGCAGTTACACCACCCAAAGCACCGCCCAAATTCTGAGCAGTAGTCTGAGCCATTGAATCAATCGCTAAATCAGTATCTATAATAACCTTTTTATAGTCACCAACTTGTTTAGAAAGTAGCTTAAATTCTTCGGTTGCTTGTTCACCATTTCCAGCCATTTGGTAAAGCCTATCTTCTAACTCACCTATAACAGTGTTTAATGGCTGTATCTCTCCGTAAACGTCCTCAAAACTACCTCCTAAATCATCTAATGACTTGACAGCTTGTTTAGTGTTTACCTCAATGTCGATATATTTCTTTATAGCCATGCTTTTTCTCTTTTAACTTGTTCGCGTTTCTCTTTTAGGTTTTTAGGTATCTTATACTTACCTTTGGCTATATCAATGTTTTTACTAACTCCTAACCATTCATCCTGAGTAAGCAATTCTAGTAATTTGTCTATCATAATATTATTTTTCCTAAATCTTCGAGTAATAAATAACTTCCATCCTCTTTAAGTAAATAACTATCATTAGTCTTTTGTGTTATGGTAATGTATGTCTCTTTGATTACATTTCCTTGAACATCGTAGTAAGTTACAGGTATAGTCTGGATTCTTTCCGAGCCTGTCGTATTCTCAGCAATAGTAAACTCTATCGTATCTTCACCTGTGAAAGTTGCAGGTAAAGCAGGCGAACCAGTTACAAAGGCAGTCTCTAAAGGTGCTTCTATTTCAACATACCCACCGCCACCGTCAAAGCGTTTTACTGGCTTGTTTGGTTTAATAGGTTTTACAGGAACGACAATCACGCCACCGTCACCAGTTAAAGGCTCAGTTGGTGCAGGAACTACGCCCTTGCTTACTACCCAATCACTAAGCAAAACCAACTCTACCTCTCCGCTTGTTAGTTCGGTTTTCATTTCGTTAATTCTGTACTTCTTATCTCGTAATATTATAGCATCATCTAACGTTAATAGTGTTAATTGCTCTAATGGTAAATGACACTTAACAGTAACCTCTCTTGTTTTATCGTTAAATAAGTTTTGAATATAAGCTTCGTAAAATGTTCTGTATAAAGAATTATTTATAGGGTCTAACTTTAGACTCGAAATATCTAAACCAAAGTTTTGCGAATAGTCTTGTAAATTATAAACTTGGTCTTGACCAAATGGCACGTAAGAAGTCACTTCATTCGCTGCTGTTGAATCATAAAAGTAAAAACTACAAGCTACAGACTCATCTAAGAATAACTTAACAGGTTTTGGTATGTATGATTTGCCACCTACTCCACTATCTAAACAGTAACTTACTTGTAAATCTGTACTATCGAACTTATTAAATAACATATTCTCGAATGGTAACTTTACTTTAAAATCTCCACCGTTATATTCAAACTGCTCTTTTAACTCTCCGTACTTTCTACCGAAGAAACCTTCAAAAGATTCATTTAAAAAAGCTTTAGTATCTTGCCACTCAAAAGAAATGTTCTTGTAAAGTTTTGGTCTATCTACCTGTATACTTTCAATCTCAGTATAAGGCGTTATGTCTAGTTCTCCACCGTAATTGTACCATTGTTCTAACGGTTCTATTTGAAAGTCTAAATTCTCATCTAAAGGATAACACGTTAAATTAAACTCTTTAAGTATTCCGCTAAACCAATCACTAACCGTAATATCAGGTGATGTAAAGTTAAAATTAACATCTGTGTCTAATGTTATCGGTGTTATATTCGCAGTCCATTCATCAACGTTTGTAGTCAAAACACCTCCTACTATTGTATAGTATATAAATCTATATTCTACAAATCCTGTTACGGTTGCAACATTACCTTGTCCCCTTATTCCGACAGTGTAAACATCACTTAAAGAAGGATTATTAAGTACGTTAGGTATGATGTAGTGATAGCCTCCACCAGTTCCTTCCTGAGTGCTTAATAACACACCGTTTTTGTAAGTGTCTAAGAAGTAATTAATAGTAGGTGAAGCGTTAATAGACACTTTTATTTGATGAACAGCAGAACCACTTAAACCTGTCGCAGGTAACGGTATATAATTATTTAGAATTTCATTATTTATTAAAGGAGTTTTTGGTGCTGTATCGTTAAATTCAAACATCTTTGTACTCCCTGAAATCTTAGCTTCCTTTGCGTTTTTCCAATAAGTAAAAGACTTTTGAAAGTACTCAGAATTTAGAAAGTTACCGCTAAAAGTTACACCGTATTTAGTCTCTATAGCGTCTATAATAGCTTTATCTTTAATCGCTGGAAATAATTCGTTATAAACTATACGCCCTCCCGCTGTACTTATATCTTCAGCACCTCCTACACCGTATTCCCATACTCTCTCTGAGCTTATCAAAGGAAAGCGAACAGGAATATCAGTAGTATCTGTTAAAGTGTCTCTAACGTTGTCCCCTGTATATTCAAATGCAATAGCGTCATAGTTTAAATCTTGTAACTTGTCATCTCCAAACAAGTCTTTAAGCGTTACAACGTCACCGTAGAAAGTAATCTTGTATGATTCTGCTTTATTGTTCTTTATCTCTGAGCCTTCGAGTTGCACTTTTCCCTTTCGGAAAGGAACGTTATTGATTTCAATTCTTGCGTCAGCCAATTCTTTAGCTTTAAAACTACCATTGACATCGTTGTTGTAAAAGTAATCAAAGATAATATTATTATTACGGCTACAAGGAACAGTGAACGATTGAGAAAAATCCGTAAAGACCTTAGAAATGTCTTGAATGTTTTGTATAGTTGAAGTGATTTGTATCTTCTCATCCTTAAATAAATCTACTCTTTGATTGTTTATGTATAATTGTACTTCTCTCATTATTGTACGTAGTTTATCATATGATTAGCGTAGTTAAAATCAATCGTATAATTAATATTTCTTTCGTTTATCGCTTTAAATAAATCAATGCTTTTTGTATTTATATTAACAGGCTTTCCGTCTAATCTTATTGACTCACTAAAAGTAAGTTGTTTAATAACCTCGCTATAAGACTCAGGAACCCATCCAGTGTTAACCTTGATTGATTCTATACCGTTTGAATTAAACGACTGTTGAACGTTTTGCGTAGTGTCGTAATCAATACTTGTTGGCATTAAGTGGTATTCGTTATTAGACATCTGCATAGTACTTTTAGATACCTTGAAGAATACTATCCTTTGCCATACGCCAAACTTATTCTTAAAGTCACAAGTTACAGGCGTGTATTTAGGCTCGCATATCTCCCTAAAAGTAAACGAAGCAAATTCTACAGTATCTTTAAATATTATTACTTCACTCCCACCTGTTCCAACGTGTGAAGCTGTGATATAAGGTAACCTTGTAACCTGTGCCGATACACCATTAAACAAACCGTTAACAGAAGCAGTAGTTCCGTCTAAAGAAACATACTTTGCTTCCCATGTATGATTATCGTCATTATAAACATAAATACTTCCTGTGTCACCTCCTTGCTTAACATAATACTCTCCCTCAGTAAGTAACACAGGTGAATCAATAGGATTATAACCTTCGTCAAAATAACCGTAACCGTCTAAGGCTAGTAAGTATTCGTTATCTGTTACAAAACCGTTTACGTACACTTTAGCACGTGCATAACAATAAGAACCATCATCAGCATCTATTGGAGACGTTGAAGCGTTAGGAACGAAGTTAACCGTGTCAATATATTCTCTAAGATAAGGGCTTAAATCAAAGTGTACCGTAGTTATATTAGTACTTGGTATAGGCTTAGATAATACTTTTTGATATGTTGCAGGCTCTGAGTCTGGATAGTTCCATAAGAATAACTCTATTTCTACTGATTGACCAGCTGTTCCTGTTGCACTAACTATGTAAGGACTTCTTGCGTTTACTTGTTTGTATGTTGGCATTATTAATTATTTAAAGTTTCTTCTAAAAATGTGTCTATATCTAATCCGAACTGTTCTATTAATCCTTCAGGTAATTGTAAAAATGCGTTCTCAAATGGCTTAGTGAAGAATAATGTAGGCTTTAACCCTTTAGTCCATACAGACCTAGCAACTGCCCAAGGGCTTATCCCTTTACGTTTTGCCCATTTCTCAAATGGCTTACCTCCGATTGGTTTGTTTCGTTTATATCTAAACGGTGAGTTTGGCGCGCGTTTGTTACTGTAAGCACCTCTTACCCCTTCATCTTGATACGCTCCATATTCAGCCATATAAAAAGACAAGCTAAACGAGTTCTTGTGTACGTTTAAATCGTAACCTAAACTGTTGTACAAGTCCTTCGTGTCGTTATGTCCTTTACGTGTAAGGTTAGAGCGTGACTGTTTAACTACGCTCTTCCCAAATCTTGACATTTCCTTTTGTACTTCTTCTAACATTATAGTCCTAGTTCTGCTAAAGTGAAGTTTCGAGCTGCAACGCATTTCGCAACGCCAGTATCTATACCTAACGACACGCTACCACCGTAATTGCTTAATTTATAATAATAATTAGTTTGTGATACATGGTTAGTATTCGACCATACAGAACCACCCCATAAACCTAAAGAACTAATTGGAGGGTATTTTGTCACACCTTGATAATCAGGGTTAATTAAATTTTCTAATTCCCTTTTATTAATCGCTCGCCAACTTAATGAAAGTACAGACAACGCACTGCACCACGCTAGATAATCGCTAAAATTCCTATTTGTTCCCGATATTTCATTATAGTAATAACCTAGAACATTTACACCGTCGTAAGTGCTCCAATCAATCATTACTTTGTTTAGGAATACAGTATAATATAAAGCTGGAGAACCGTCTGCATTATAATAAGATGTAGAGTCTACATAATTACCTAGTTCATCGGTGAACCTTGCGTTTGTTCCGAATCCATTTAAACCGTCTAAAGTGAAAAAGTCCGTATCTCTACCGTTTTGTAAGTCACCATCATCACCTGTTAAGTAACTGACAGTTCTACCTGTTTTCATCAGCTTCATACCAACAGAGCCACCACCCCCACAAGGCGTACAAACAAAAGGTGTTTGAGCTGGCGTAACTACTGGCAACCCGTCCGAATCTATATTTGTAACGTCAGGTAGTGAAGATATACCACCACTAGGAACGCTTAATGAATATGTTGCATTGCTATTTGTTGCCATTCCATCGGGTGCTGTCATGTTTGAAGCTGTACCGCTCGGAAAACTGTCTCCACCTATAACTGAACCTTCTGAATTTAACAAGCCTACAAGTGCGTTTGGTGCTGTTATTTCTTCGCTTCCTTCCGCTAGTATTTCAGTCGTGCTTATCGTTGTACCTAGAGTGTTTTTAAGTACTGCTGTAGAGTTGTTTATTTCCTGAGTAGTTGAAAAGCCACTCGCAATAGTACCAGTATATAAAGTATTTCCATCTAAATCTGTTATTGTATAAGTAGCATCTGGACAATCTCCCGAAGGTATAACGTTATCGCATATAGTCATCTCGTTAGGAACTTGAACATCAAAGGTTACAGTCCAACCTGCCCAAAAGTTTTCAAAGCGTTCTGTAAATGATTCAAAAGTAGGCTCCCCACTTAAAGCAAAGTTATCATCTCTTAAATCTCCACGCTCCATCAACTCAACCAACCTAGCACCAACCGCTAACTGTGTGTTAAGCACATCTTGTTCGTTATCGTTACCTCTGAATTTATTAATTGTTGCTTTAGGGTTTTTGTCTACTATATCCATGCAGAACACAGAAATATTGAATACATAAGTACTCCCTTGTCTTGTGGCGTTGTTTACTTGAATGTGCGATAAAGGCGCAATCGTTTGCTTATCTAAATCAATTTCCCAGATACTCCCCTCTGTTACACTGTTGCAATCGTTATCTTGTAGTAACTGATTCTTAATAGTGTCTAATATGTTGTAGTATGTTTTCATTTAAAGTTCTTTTTAATCAATGCTGCTTCCAATTCGTTTTTCTCTTTCTCAAATGATAAGTACGTTAAACATTCGTGTATACCGATGGCTGTAACTTCATTAAATCGTCTAATATCTCCTTGAGCGAGTGTGTAGAAGTTTTGGTAGAATCCCCATTTTTTACCGAATTGTGCTGCTCTGCTGTAATCTCCTTCACCACTTCCGCCAGTATAGAGTGTTGGGTAGCGTTCAACAAGTCGCTCGTTAAATTGTAAAAAAAAACAACCGCACCAAGCGCGACTCCTAAAGGCATAAACTTCATTAAGTCCCCGAACTCTTTAGAGCCGTTATATTCGCTTATCTCGTACTTGTCTTTATGCGTGATTGTAATCGGTCTAAACATAACAGCCATCGCTTTGTGGAGGTTCTCTTCTTTACCTATGTAAGCTGTCAAATCTGCGAACTCTCCCGAAGTCATTGCTTCCATGTCAGGCATGAATCCAAACTCCTGAGTCTTAATCTTAAACCTATGAATAAACTCCGCTTTACCACCTATCAACGCTGTGATATGTTCCGCAATCTCTTTAACGTCTTTACGCTTCATTACTAAAACATTAGTAAAAGGTACTTGACAAAATATCTCAACCGTTCGCTGGTTTAAAAACTCTCCCTCTAATCCATCAGCTACACTAAGGAACTTTTGATACTGTCCTAGGCTAATTTCGTTAATGTTATCAGGTATTGTAATCTGTGCTTTCATAACTAATTAACTATTTTTTTTGCTTTTTGTATTGTCGGCTTTTTTTATGATATAAAGTACTGCCCTTTGTTTGGGTTGTCTAAGTGATACGTTACATTGTATCGAATACCATCAATAGCGTGGTTATAATTGTCAACGTACAACTTACTACCCTTATCTGCGTACACGTGATTGTTTAACTCCTTAGCAATGTCTGTGCTATCCTTGTCTAATATCAATGTGTAATCTTGCATCATTGTAATACCTGACTCAATCGTTCCCTTCTTCACTGCTTGAATGTTACAGCCTTTATACTTCAAGTCGTCAATCAATCTAGGCTCTGCACTATCCGCAATAATCAACTTCTTACCTACCTTGTTTAAAATCATACTTGCCAGTACGTGAGGCTGTAATCCTTTTGAATAGATATGTTGTTTAAGGTAGATTATCTTTTTAGCTTTGTCTATTGCTACTTCGGTCAATGTGTCAGGGTCAACGCTGTAACCAAAGTCCATACCGCAAGACGTTTGTAAGTTGTTAGGGTTAAACTCTCCGTACTTCCAATTAGTAAACACTACACCCTCTGCCTTATCTAACCAACCACCTAAAATAACGTGCTCGTATTTCTTAGCGTTGTTTTGCTTCATGCTTTCAACTTGTCTAATAAAAGACTCGGAAAGATGTTTGTAGTTATCCAGGTAAGTAGTATGGATATAAGTAGTATCTTTTAAAACTCTGTTGCTTCCATCTTGTACACCTCGTTGCTCAAAGAATCGTTTATAAATGAAATGCTCTTTAGTTGCTGGATTCAATACAAGGATAACTCTGTTCTGTATTCCTTTCGCTCTGATACTAAAATCAATCTTATCGAATACATCCTCATCTACTAACTCTTCAGCCTCATCTAATACCCATGTAGTAACATTAGCCAATGATTTAAGGTTGGCTGTCTGTGTTCCTGCGCTCGTTCTAATACCTCGAAACAATATCTTACTCCCAGTACGTAGGTTTACTATCTCGTCCTTAGTGATTTTAAAGTCATCTAAGGCCTTTGCTGTTTCAATCTTATCTATGAACTCAGGAATAATAGAAACGTGAGCAGAAGTAAGTGTATAACGTGTAAATAGTATTACATGGTCAGGCTCATAAGTAAGTAATAGTAGAAACGAGTTAAGGGAATACGATTTACCGCTTCCCCTCCCTCCTGTTATTACAAAATATCTACTGTCTGAACCTAGTAAATTATACTTCTTATTTATCTGTATCTGACTCAATCTTAAAGATGTCTTTTATATTGAACGCTTCACTAGAGCTAAGATTAATATCCTTAGTCTCTTTTGGCTTACCTAAGTAATACTCTAAAAATAACTTAATAGCGTTAACGTCTTGTTTTGTTATCGCTTTTTCTTTAAGCGTTTTAATCACTTCTACGACATCTTCAGGAGTTGAGGCAAGGTCTAGTAGCTCTTTGTATTGATTCTTTCTCTTGTCTGCTCCTTTTGCCTTTGTAGAGTGTCCTTTGTTACCATTATTTATTCTTCCATCCATTAGTATTGTATTTTGGTGTTAGAGATTTTATCAATGTACTCTCAATTAGCAACGCGTTTTCGTTAGTTAAATCATTTGCAATAATAACTTCTTTTATATATCCATTATTAATTAATTCTACATGTTCATCATTAACTCTATTACAACTAAACAGTCTTTCTCCGCTTCCTTTACCTATATAAACAACCTCACTATTGTGGTAGTGAAAATAAACATAGTACTTACCATGTCTTATATGTTTATCTAAAAAACCCTTATAAGCCATTTCATAAAATACTTTAACTTCATCTGATATTTTATCACAAAAAGCGTTTACATGCTCATTGTTTGAAACAGATATTTTTCTTCTTCTGTCTATTGTTTTTTTTGATTTCGTAGATTTTCCTCCGTTATTTTTCCTTTTATCCATCTTCTAATATGATTTAATTATTTGATTAATCGTTATAAGTTTCGTAAACTCTTTGTAATCTGTTCACAACGTCTCTAACGCATCCACCGCAACCCATTGAATCGCTAATATTTCTGTTAAAGATACGTCTTGCAATCGTTACCAGTTTCTTATATTCGCTTGGTTTTACCTGTTGCGGGTTTCCATCGAAAAACTCTTTTAAGTATTCGTACTCGCTTTCTTCTAAGCATTCTACTTTAAATTTAAGTATTGCGTTCAATTTTGCTTTACGTTCGTCACAACCGCAGTCATCACCCCAAACAGCTTTAATTAACTTCTTAATCCCTGTTACTTCCGTAATGCTTTCAATAACATCTCCTAGTCCTTCAGGTGGTAACTCTTCAAACCCTTGCGAGTCTCTCCAATCTTTGTACTCCTTAGTCCTCTTATCTAAGTTATTGTAATATTCTTCGTCTTTAATCATATTTATTTAATTAGTTCAAAATCCTGGTTCTTATAATCTTCGTAATCTTCTGATACGCTTTCTCTTATTCTATCCTTACAGTTCTTCAATGTGTTAAATACACTTGTTAAACTTATATTAGTATCCTCACTTAATCCTCTCATACTTTTCTCGTCTTTAATATAGGTGTCAAACATCATCTTATCGTACCAGTGCCACGAATTAACTTCTTCGTCTATTAGGTTAATAAGTTTATCAAACGCTCTCTCATCTTCTATTGGTTCGTTGTCCGTTCCTTCAAATCCTTCCCCTAGTCTTACAAAGTATTCGCTTCTTTTGCTATCCTCTTTAAGTAATCGCATAGATACACGCTTTAACGTAATCCACATATAAACCATGTTAACCTCTCCATCTTCCTGAAGTACTCTTTTACAAGTAGGCATATTAACATACTTTGGATTTACTCGCTTGTCTCCTTTCTTGTGCTTCTTCTTTCCTAGTTCGGACAGTTCAATATAAAACTCTTGCACTATATCCTCGTAGTTATCGTTGCCTCTATTCTCAGGAAATGACCGTACTATGTTTAGAAAGTCGTTATGTTTAGAAGCTACCTTATTAAACCAATCCATACTTATATAACTTAAATTGTTGTATTTTGTTTATTGTTCATCAATTCTTAAAGGTCGCTCTATCTTATATTCTAACGCTTTACGACTTATCGTTAACTCTGAACCTTCTAGACTGTTAATGTATAGCAATCCATCTAAAGCGTCTAAGCACTTTTCATCGTAGCAAAACTTCTTAACGAACAGCTCGCCTTTAACCTTATACTCTAATACGAATAATATTTCCTCCATGCTTGCAATATAATCATTTTTAACCATATAAACAAAAAAGACCGAACAAATTAATGAACGGTCTCAGGTGGTACGGCAGTCACCTACTTAATATTAACAAAACGATTTATAAATTAAATTGTTATGCTAACTATTTAGCGTCTTTAATGTCTTTTATGTCTAATCTTTAAATGTTATGGACGTCTTAATAGTTACTCTACCATTCTCATACCATTTTCTAATATGTGAAGCTGTAAATCTTCCACGCTCCATAAGTAATAGTATGAGCATGTGTTCATCTTCATTCTTATCATACAGCTCCCACATCTTGTCATTGATTAAGTCTTCGTTATTAGTCAGCCATTCTTTATCTATGTCGTCTTTAATTTTAGATTTAACTATCGCCTCATTTAACAAGCCACCTCTTTCACTAACGAAAGCAACATCATGAGCTAACCCATGACAATCTGAACACAATTTTATTAAGTTGCCCTCATCATCGCTACCCCCTCTTGATTTCGGTACAATATGATGTGCTTCTAAATGTTCTGTTTCTTTGTTACACGACTTACACTTCATCCTATTTTCTTTTTAGCATTTACAGCCATTAACCTACATTTCTTACTCTCTAAGCTATCTAATAAATCAATCATTTGCTCCTTACACATCTGCGCTCCTTCTGTTTTAAAGTTAACTAAGGCGTAGTGCTTAACAGTTTCGTGAATGTTTTGGAAATACACGTTATTAAGTGTTGTTATAGCTCCGTTAGGATAGCTTAGGATTGATTCTATTATCTCTGAGTACTTCATTAGTCTTTATCTATGCACTCTATTTCCGCAACTGTTAACTTAGAAGCCCTAATACTATTTATAGCATCTTTTACTAATTCTTCCATTTGTTCTTCTGTGTAATCCACATAACCGCTAACAATATCAACTTCTAACCTGTAAATTGTGTACATAATATCTCTTTTTTACCACCAAATCCCCGAAACTATTTAAAGAGTCGGGGCGTATGGCTTTAGTTTAGGTTAAAAGGGTAAAGAATCTTCTCCCTCTCCTTGTGCTACTGGCTCTCCTGCACTTACTTTGTCGCATCTCCAATGACTTAGATTATTGTAGATTCTACCGTTGTACTCTTTACCACGGATATTAAACTCTACTTCTACTGAGTCGCCTACTTTGTTAAACTCAATAAACTTATCTACAAACTCGGCATAGTCTGCTCCCTTGTAAATGTTAAAGCTAAACGGCGTTACATATCCGTTCTCGCCTGTTTCGTTAACGGTGTACTCTAATACTACTGCTCCGTTGTCTAACGTTTTCTTTTCTCCGATTGTGGCGATTACGCCTGTCATTTTGTAATTCATCCTCTTATTTATTTGTTTGTTTGCTAATATACTAATTTAATTCTAACTACCATAATAATTACTAAGAAATATTAAAACAGTTTCCTAGTTTGGTGTTAGTAATAATTATATCCTATCACCACAGTTAGTGCATATATCTAGACTCTGTTCATCCGTGTCAATTATAGCACCGCAGCAGTCAGAATAACTATTACTAACAACAGGTATAGTTAATGCCTTAATTTTGGTTTTCAAATCATGTATAGTACATCTTTCAAGGTAACCATCTGTACCAAACTTATTGTAAAGCACGTTTCCAAGTTCATCAAGTTCTTTTATTATTTCTTCTTTTGTCATTTTGATTAAATTTTAGTTTATCAAATCGGCACTAACTATACCTACCGTTAAGGTTAATTCAATGTTTTGTAATATTCCCTAGCTAATTCTACTTTTTCTTTAATCTTTTTAATATCCTCGCCAGTAAGTAACACTTCAAAACTCTTTACACGCTCCCAAATTGGTATGTTATCTAAGTTGTGAAACTGTCTAACTTCTTGCTCTACTTCATCAGACACTTCACCGCCCTCTCCACGCTTCCAAGACTCTCTACGTATTTCATCCTGTATTAACATCTCAGGCGTTGGTACTAAGCAATAACTTAAATAACTCTTATGTATTCCAGTAAGCCACATATAAGCCTTTAACTGCCACTCGTAAGTAGTATTCTTTAGTTCAGTATCAAAGAACGGGAACGTTGAAGCAGACCAGCTAGATTTGACATCTATAACGCAAGTATCAGTGATTACGTCGGGTGTTCCGTGTACGTAGCCATTATTAAACCATTCATCGTTTTTGAAGCATCTACCTACTTCTAACATAGTTTCTACTAACTCGATAGATAAATCCTCTACTTCGTTACCTTTGTCTATGTACTTTGAGTTTATTTCTTTGCGAACTCCGTAATTCTTCTCTAGCCATAACTCACGAATGTAAGTCTTTGCGCCTGTAGATAGTTGTGGTTCTGCGTCACGCTTTAACAGTAATGTGTCTCTTAACTCCGCTTGCTTCTCAGTTAGCTTTATTTTAGACAGCAATCCCCCCAGCGTGGAGAGTTGCTTGTCTGTTATCTTTGCGCTTGAATCATCGGTCATTATCTTTCCGAGCTGTGACGCTCTTATTTTTAAATCACTCATCATACTAGTTTTTTAAATATTTACCATGTTCAAACCTTAAAGTGCCAGTCTCATCTTTTGCAGCTAAATAGTTCAGTTTACCATTATTAAACTGACTAAACCAAATCCACTCCTTTAACTTGAATCCGAAAGTAGCTTTCTTTGTCACATTGTCAAATTCGTTATCTTTTAACTTTATACTTATCAATGGATAATCATATAGTTCCCTACCTATACCCCAATTAAAACAAGCACGTTTAAAACTATCAGAAGCTAAACCTTTTTCTTTCTCAGTCATACTAGCAGTACCTACATCTTCCTTACATATCCACTCCTTAAGGTCTTTATTGTAAATAGATACTCTACATCTTTTATTGTCATCTAACATCTCTCTTTTCCAAAACATAGAACCAACAACCTTATCAAGTCTATTCATATCAACCCTAGCATCCTTATAAGCTAAAATTGTAGCGTAACCGCCCTTGTTAACTGATTGAACCCTAAAGTCAATATCTTCAATAGACAACGGCATACTTAATAAGCTTAAATCTTGATTGTGAGGTATTACGTCCTCAGTTTCGTTTTGCTTTCTTTTTTCTAATACTTCTTCAAATGTTCCCATAATTTATTTTTTTGTTAAAGTTACACTTTGGTTTGGAGTAGTTATATACATTGTTTTAGCTCCGTGCTTATAAGCTGTCACATGCACTCTTTTATCTGACAATATCCCGAAAGACTTTGCCTTACCAGTTACTTTTCTTCCAGAAGACAACACTATCTCTATAAAATCATTTAAATCACATGGCTTAGACTTATTGATATAATACTTTTTTAATGTTTCCTTTTTCTTGTTCAGATACTTAATCTCATTATTAAGTATTTCTCTCTCGTTTAAAAACTCTTCTCTTTCCATAATTTCTATTTTTTTGTTAAAGTTAATACTATTTATTTACAACCTTCCAATCGTTTAACCTCTCTATTTGCGTAGTCTACTATCTTCTTAAAGTCGTTTATATCTTCGCCTTTGTCACGTAGCAGGTACTTTAAGATGTTTCCTTCGCTAAAGTTTAAGTTCCAATGGTTAATCAAGTCTAAAACGTCCATGCCGTTAACCTCTCTTGAAGCGTATCGTTCAGGGCGTTCTTCGATTAGTTCTAAATCTTCTAACCTATAACCATTACACTTACCATTATTCCATTTTACTTTGTAATTGTAATCATGATTATCCGAAATAATCTCATCTAAAACACCATCAATATTGACAGGATTGAATTTATCATGGAATCTATAAAATTCACTATCCTTACTAATCCTTACCTTATCTCCTATTTTCATCGTTCTCTCTTTTAATTGTTTTTACTAAATTCTCAACAGCCACCTTAACCGCTGATTGATTCGTCGAACTCAACCCTTTAGACTTGTTATCAGCTTTGATAATATCTAGTTGCGACTGTTCGAGCTTGTATATTCTACTCTTTATCATATTGTTTACTTTAAAAATTCTTCATACTCTTTACGAAACCATATATAACCATTATCTCTAGCTTCAATCACATACTCGTAAACTTCATCTGTTAAATCTTCACAACCATACATAGAATCGCAATACTTCAGCGTTTCATAATCCATGTTTTTATCAATAGCCATTCTAGCTATAAGAATCATTTGTCTTTTATTCATAACTTTAAATTTGTTTCGTCAAATATATATATTCTTTTTCGTTCTCGCAAGCTTTTTATATATTTATTTTCTTTAATTCTTTTTGATATGCTTCAGCAGCCTCTAATTCGTCTATGAAAGAACCTAAAAACTTTGGTTTTCCATTTGTTAAAATACGAGACAACCATTTATTAGACGCCTTGCTCCAAGATACACCTATATATTTTGACGAACAGTCTTTACGGTCTTTAGATAAGTTCTCTCGTTGTGTTATTAATTGTAAATTGCTTAACTTATTATTTGACTTATCGTTATCTATGTGGTCAACTACTACTTTATGTCCGTTTGGCTCATGACCTAAAAACATTATTGCCACTATCTTATGAACTTTAAACGTTTTTAACACCTTGTCTTTAGATAGGTTTACATTTCGATACCCATAATTATCAGTGTTATTTTTAAGAATCTTATCGTTTTTACATCCTTTTCTCTTAAGGCTTTTAACCCTACCTAAATCACTAACCTGATACATCCCCTCGTAATTAGGAATATCTTTCCAAATTTCCATACATAAAAAAAACCAACCAAATCCACGCTGGTCGTCGCTTCATTGATTGGAATTGTAAAATTTCTTATCGTGCGACCAGACACAAGACAAATATAAGCATTTTATTTCAAACTTCTATATTTTTCCTGAATTTCTTTTAATTCTTCTCTCGTGTGCTTCTTTGTTTTATGCCTGTTAGCTTCTAACCATTCCACACGCTCTAAGCCTATTTTGTTTATCAGGTTGATTCTATAATCAATTAAGTTCCCGTGTAAGTGCGTATTGCAGTACTCACATTGTAGATGCACGTTATCCTCGTTAAACGTCAAAAACTTACTCTTTCCGCTTGCTACAAAGTGACCAGCGTTTACTTTTTTATGTGTAGTATTTCCACAACTTATGCACGGTTGCCCTTTGTCACGTTCTCGAATCCACTTGTTAAAGATTATCTGCGTTAGCTTCATGAGTTCTTGAACTGTTTGAAGATTCTCTTTCTTGACTTTCTTTTCTTTATTCCAACTCTTGAACATCTTCTTTTTTAGTTCTTCGTAGTATAAATCGTTACACTCATTCTCGATGCAGTATTTTCTGTTAAAGCTTACTGGCGTGAATTTATTTCCGCAGTTTTTACATTTTGGCATATTCTTTACTTTTAAATTTAATACTGTTATCTACTTCCATCTTCTCTAATCGTTTTTGTACTCCTTCCTTCTGCTGATAAATCATTTCTAAGACCATTTTAAGCCGTTCTGACGTGTTTACGTTCTTTCGATATACAAATATATCACTGTCACCGATATAGACTCTTAGAGACGCTTTATTGATTCCTAGACTTCCAATAGGTGAACCGTAGCGAAGTACTTTCCAATGTACGTCTGTTTCTTTTTCAAATGTTATCATATCTTAACCTCGTCTTCTAATAGTTTTTTCGCAAAGTTTCTGTTATTAAATCCACCTAAATCAATACAATTATCTTCATTCTCTTGTACGGTAAAATCTACCCACAAAACAGGCTCTTTGTAGTATGTGCAACAAATACAAAGAGTGGCTTTAATTTTATCTCTATTTACAGTTTCAACTTCATATTCAAATTGCGTCCTTATTCCGTTCTCGTCTTCTCTAACTTTACTTTCTATTTGTGTCACATCACCGAGAACATAAGTTTTACCATCTTTAAAACCTAACAAGTAATCAGTGTAAATATCTTCCGTATGCCATTCTAAATTTATCATATTTCTTTTTTATGTCAAGTTATTTACTCTTTAAACTTGACTTGTTAATAACAGTCACTAAACACAACTTCGCAGTTGTTTAGTTTGGTGTTAGCATTAATAAGCGATACTATACAATTTAATTTCACCACTTGCAATGTTTTTTATTTCTACCGAATATGACTCAGTGATATATTTTTCAATATCAAATATTGTAATCGGTTCAGTTTGTAAATATGCCTTATAAATTAATTCGTTTTTGTTATTCCTTAACTCAAAAATTGATATAGAATCAAATGGGTTTAACCATTGAATCTCCGCACCAAGGTAGCCAAAATTAAATCTTGCTATATCTGTTGGTATTTGCATTTCTTTCTGCTCCATAATTATAATTTTACTAATGCTAACACAAATGTATATAAATAATTTAGAAATCCTCGCCTAATACGCTGATTTTATTTGATATTGGTTTAACTTGCCATTTTGACTGAACCTCTGCTAATGGGTTTACTCCGTTTATCGTAAAGCCTAAACCGTTATTAAAAAAGAACATTAAGTATGTATCTGTGTTTGTTATCGAACCTCCTGTGTCTACATCTTTTATCTTGTCAATATCAACCATAGTAAAGTATTTCATTGATTCAAGTTTGTTTAATCTGTTTAAATTTATCCAATCGTCACTCATGTTGCTAAATGTACTACCTCCTTCTGCATTGTGTTTAAGCGGCATCATTGGTTGCCCCTCCCATTCGTGACCGTCAGGATATTGTGAACTTTTACGTTGTGTCTCTGTGTTCGGGTGCATGGTTAAATAAAGTGCTGTATCTGTAGTCTTGCACCAATGCTTTAAACTTCTTATAAAAGGCACATTCTCGCTGTATCCTACAGGTCTATTAAGTTGGTTGAAAGGGTCTAAAAGTACTCCGTCAGGTTTTTTAGTCTCGAACAAGTTAAGTAAGTCCTCAGGCTTATAAAGCTCCTTGTTATCTATAAAAAAGAAATAACACTCTATAACTCCCCCAGCTTTTAAAATCTCTTCATCTGTTAAGGTCTTAAAATGCCTGCCTGTGTACCATTGGATTAAATCACGCATAACACGCCCTTTTTTATTCTCATCCATCCAAAGCCCGAACTTTAAACCATGCTTTACAGCTAAACATAAAAAATACCAAGCCATAAAATAAGTCTTACCAACATTATTCCCTCCCAAAACTCCGTTATACTGCCCTCGCTTGAATCGTAAATGCTTATCTAAGTCACAACCGATACCAAGTCCTAAAGGTATTCTATCGTGTCTGTAGTCTAATAAGTAATCGTTGTCACTTCCTTTCTCTAAAATCATATCAGTCCGTTTTCTTTCATTGCCTTTTGGGCTAGTGCCACTATAGGGTCAATTGGTAAATCTTTTTGTTTATGTTCTTGTGTTTTTATCTCATCATTCCAACGTTCTTGATTTAGATACGTTTCAGGGTTTGGATGATTCCAACCTTTAAATTGTTTATAAGCAGCAAAATCTTTTATAGTTGATTTTATCTTGTCTACATCTTCTTGCTTTAAATCTAAGAACTTTTTTAAACACTTTGCCTTACCAATTTTTGTAGGGTAATTCTCCCAGAAAAATTCAAAGTCACTAAGTTTCTTTTCATTCTTTTCATTATTATCATTCTTGTTAGTGGTTGCTTTCTGGTTGTTTTGTGGTTGTTTTGCGGTTGTTTTACTGGTTGCCACTTGATAATCTTTGTATTTAACTATCTGAATAACAGTACCTTTCCTGCTTTTTTTAGTGGTTATTTCTCTGGTTGTTTCTAGGTTGGAAATCGCACGCCTAATTTGTTGCACGCTTAACCCAGTTTCCTTAGATAATAATTCACGACCAGTAAGTAAAGAACCAACATTTATAGTTTCGCCTCTGTACTTTACTTCCTTGTGATTAGCCTTTAAAATCAAATGTAAGAACACTATTTTAGTATTTACGTCGTCATACCATTCCCAATCTAATAACCCCCTATGGAGCTTTATCCATCCTTGATTACTCATAATTATAATGCGTTAAAAAACCCCTGTCGAATTAGCCACGTAGGAAAGGCATCGTTCAACAGAGGTTTCAATAAAATTTCTAGTAAGTCCTACGTTACTTGAACTGCAAATATAGCAATTTATACTTAAATAACTACTAATCTGCTATTTTGTTTTGCTAAAATCTGATACATTAACATACTTTGATTAATTCCGAAGTCAGTCTCACCCATAACAAACTGGCTTCTAACGTGTCTAGTGTAGCTTAAAAACAACTTGTCGTCTTTATACTTGTCGTATTCTGTTAATGCGTGAATAGTCCAGTCGTGCTTATTGTTAAAGAATGAACCTATCCATTCTAAAGTTGCTTCAGGCTCTTGGTCTCTTAACCATGCAGCTAAATAGAATCTTGTGTAAACAACTTGTCGTTTTCTGTTACGTTGGTCTAGTCCTTCTTCTGCTATGTATTTTCTTAGTCTTTCCATTTTATCTTAATATTGTCAATTATCTCTACTCTTACCCCTGTAATCTTCTCTCCTTGCTTTATTGCGTTCCCTCGACTCTTTGCTTCAACTTTTAGTTTGCGTCCGTCAGGTGTTCTTATTTCGTATGTCATTAGAATAGTCTTTGTTGTGATACGTGATTATTAATTCGTTTTATACTTGCGTCGAAATAGTCTTTATCTAGTTCGCACGCTGTTAATTCAAAGCCATAATCATGACAGGCTAGAGCGATTGAACCAGAGCCAAGATGAGTGTCTAGTATTTTATCCCCTTCTTTTGCTAGTTTTTCTAAACACCAATGATAAAGACTTATGGGTTTTGCTGTTGGGTGAAACTTATCTAATCCTTTATTGTTTTCTTGTATAGCAGCCCCTCTTGACAGGTCATATATCCTCATAGCTTTATTAAAAGATGTCCACGCCATTTCTCCATCGGCTAAACTAAACCCCCTCTGCATCTTATTCCATATCATCCAACACATTGATGGAGGCAGGAAATCTGTCATGTAGTTCCCTCCCCACACAATCTGATTTTTAGAAACTCTGAATAATTCCTTAAAGTATTCAGCAGAAGGGATTCCGCTATCCCAGTCTGTGTCTTTATACTCTTTATACCCCCATTTATCTCCCCCAGCATTTTGTGCTTTGTCAGCACCTATCCCATAAGGCGGGTCAACAATAGCTAAATCAAAATAGTTGTCAGGATAACGGCTCATTAACTCCATGTTGTCTTCTTGTGTCACTGTTATTTTATCTGTTACTTTCATCTTATTTGTTTTTTAACTGTTTTAATCTTTTCTCTTTAAACTCCTGTAATCCTTGCGCTCTATCGTTAAACGTTGCGCCTTCATTTGCGTCCACCGTTCTTACTTTAACGTACACATTCTCTTTCTCTTCTAGCTTGCTAGTATGTGTGAATGTTGCTTGTATTTTATCTAGTATGTTCATAGTTTCTTTATTTCTTTTTTAACTTCTTGCCAATAATTATGTTGTCTATCTAAATTCTGAACCTCCATCCAATCAAAATCTATTGCTAAGTCTATTTCGTCTACAATAAGGCTTGCTAGTGGTTTTGCTAGTAGTTTTGTTTGTTCTTTGTTAATTCCTTTGCAAATAGATAATCCTACTACAGAAAATATTAAATCCTTTGCTTTTTCTTTTGGTGTCATATCAATCTGTTTGTGTTTCAAATTCGCTTAATGTATATCCTTTTGCTGGCTTCTTGTAGCTTTTAAGACTAAAGAAGATAATCATTAACACTCCGATAGCTAGGATTACTAAGGTAATGTTATCCGCACTGCTTCTATTTCTCATGTTTCAAAGTGTTAATATCAACTGCAAGCCCTGAATCGATTAGTCCGAATACGTCGAAGTGATTTTGGAATAAATAAGATAGTTCGATATATGTTAGTTTATCCGTGTAAACATCAACGCCAATTAAATTGTCTAGTACTGAGAACGAAACAAACATTCTCAAATCCGACAAAGGGCGAAGGATTGGTTTGATTGTTAACCCGTTTGGATATGGTAATTCATCTAAATCAATGTCCATACCTCCAATTTCTAAAGTTTGTTTTTCTAAATCGTATAGCTTACAAGTTGGTAGTTCTTCAAATTCTCTGCTATCTTGGTCTAAGCAAAACCACGTTAATCCATAAGGCAAGTAAGATACTAAATGCTTTAATTCTAATTTTTCTACTTTCATAATTATAATGTTTCGTCGTTTAAATCATCAATACAGCTTTGTACCATTCCTTCAATCTCTTCTTTTAATCTGTCAGAAATCGCAGCTGTCTCTATTGGAAAACCTTTTACTTTTATGTTCTCGTAGTCGTGTATCATTACCGTTCCATCAATTGAGAAGTCTGTAATATCTCGAACGTGTAAAGAGTACTCTACTTCTGTCTTGTTGTTGTTCTCGTCTATTATGTAAACGTCGAAACCGTCTCTTTCTACTTCTAAGTGTTCACTATCGTTAATAGCGTGGTGCTTAATCTTGTAGTGCGTTCCTAATGCGTGTAATTCTGCTTGTTCTAAATCGGTGAAAAATATTCCGTTAACTTCGTAAATTGTCATAGTTTCTATTTGTTAATTGTTCCAGCTATAGTTGTTAACTTATTCTTTAAAACAATACTACCCTTTTTTCCTTCGTACTCTATGTAATATGCTTTGTTTGAATAATCGTCTGACAATCTTTTAAAGTCGTAACGACTAAGCATTGTAATATCTTTATCTTTTGCTGTATCTTTTAAATCTTCATCTGTTAGGTAGATATACCATTTTGTTTTTACAATCATAATTTCTATTTATTTAAACATTGTATAATTAAATCTAACTTAACGCCTGAAACGTCAAATTCTTTCTCTGCTTTCTGTACTGCTGTCCAGTATTCTTGTGTTCTTGCTGGGCTGTACATTTCGTTAGTGCAGTTTAACTGCGTTCTAATTTGCTTAATTGCTTGCTCTATTCTGTCTACGTGCTTCATAATTTATTTGTTTTTTCTATAATCCCTCTCGTCACTAAACTCTGTCCAACTCTTTTGTCCAAGGTGTTTTCCTTTTAAGAAATTAGCTTTGTTTAAATCGTCTACAAATAGTAAGTTATCATGCCACCTTGACAATAACCTTAACCCGTTATTAGTCCTAGTACTTAACTCAACCCTGTCAAGCCAATCTATTAGTAATTCTTTAGGGCTTTCAGTCTTAATTTTAAATAATTGTGAGTGATACGCCTCCACAATGTCTAGCGCACTGTTGTATTGGTCTCTTGTTATCATAATTTAATTGTTTTACCGTTTTGTTATATTCAAATCTACGGAAGTTATTTAAACTGACAATGAAAAAAGTGAAAAAATATATAATTATTTTTAAGTTTCTAGGGTTTACAGGGTTTTCAGAGCGAAAAAAAACCGCTACTAATTAAAGTAACGGCTTCACCTTGTCGGGTATAATGGTTAGAATAAGTGTGTTAATCTTGCTATTTGTCCGTGTTCTTTAGAGTGTACGAACGCTTCTACTGCTTCAGGTGATACATAGCCATTTCTATAATGCCATGAGTCACTAACACTTGGAGAGCGTAAACTCTCAACTGTTACGTTAATATAATCTTTAGCTGTCTTGTGGTGTACGTGGTGCGTATAGTAATATCTATGTTCTGCTTTAATCCACATATCCTTAGCTTCAACACTCATTAAACTACCTAAGTCTGCTTGCTTCGCACCGTCTCCGTGAGTAGTACCGATTAGACTATTACCGTACATTGTGTATTTACGGTGGCTTATAGAACAATCAAAAGTTACGTTCTTAGACTTTCTAAAGTGTGACTCTATTAACTGAGCTAAAAAGAAACCGCTTTGGTAATCGTGATTACTTGGATTGAACACAAAGTGAACGTCCGCTACTTGCATAAGCATTTCTAGTATATCAATATAAAGTTGTTTAGCAGTTAGAAAGTTATCATACCACATTCCATCTGTATCTTGTGGAGTTCCGCTTGTTGTTTGTCTCTTTGCATTATCAGTGTGTAAAATATCGTTACCAGCAATGAAGATAATCTTATCTAAGTGAAAACCACTAGACTTATCTAAAAGACCTTGTACACCATCCAAAACACGTTTAACAGCTATCTGTTGGTTATAGTCTTTACCTACCTCAAACTTACTGCAAAGTTTTCCTATGTGAATATCGGCAGGGTCAACAACTAAACAATGCCCATCTTTTGAAGGTTTACGTTTAATCTTTGGATATTTAGGTGAATAGTTTTGACATTCCTTTACGATTTCGTCAAATAGATTGTCAACTCTTAATTCTTCAACCGTTTTAAAGTTTGGATTCTTTACAAATAAGCTAGCTTCATCTGTTTTAATCCATGCTTGCTTAACTGAGGCAGGGTCTAATCCTTGCGCCTCTGCTTCATCCTTTAAGCGTCTGTAGTTATTAACTGCTTCTACTTCGTCAGGCGTTAATCTTGGTCTGTGTTGCTCTTTCATAATTTATCTATTGTTTACTATTTCGTTTGCTTTTTCAATCGCTGCTATTCTTGCTTCTGGTCTGGTTGTGAATACATCATCTTGTTGATATAATGTTAAAGGTGTTTTTCCATCTTCATAAATAGAAGGCTCAAAACCTCTCACATATCTTCCTTCCCAATACGGCAATACTGATATATTCACCCCAACACTATCAAAAAAGTCTACATACACGCCCCACTTCATAGGGTCAGGGAGGTCTGAAAATGAATATGTTTGTGTTGACATTATAAAAATTATATCATCTAAATACCCACTTGTATCACTATTGACTAATTCGGCAAACCATTCTTCAAACTGCTTTTTTGCTTTTCCTGTTAAATCCATAATTTTAAATTTATTCCTCCAAAGATAAGAATATATATTTAATAAACCCC